ACTTTCCGGCTTTGCTTTCTTCCATTCCTGCCGGGTCATGCAGGCAATGGCGGAAAGTTGTTCGTCGTCGGCCGGAAGCGACCCGGTTGACCAATGATGAAAAAGCAAAAGCAGATAGGCGCCATGAAGCGCCGCGCGAAGGTGCCCGGTATCTCGCTTGTAATCGCCAATATGAATCGGCATCTTGGGAGGGTTCACGCCGTCTCCGTCGCTCCGTCTGCTTCAGGAACGCGGTTTTCGCCAACGGGCGTAATAGTCACTCGAATGCCTTGGACTTCGCGATTCCAGACCATTCGCAACTCTCGAACGATCAAGTCGTGGTCGGCCTCGATCATCCCGTATTCAACCAACAGATCGGTGCAGCCCTTCTCAAGGTTAGCTATATCCCTGCGACGGTTATCACGGCCTTCCTGGACCTCGTAGGTGAGCTTCACCGGGCCACGGACCGGAATGGCCCGCTGCGATTTCAACGCATATCCAGCCTCTACAAGCCAGTCTGCATAGCGTTGTGACTTGTGCCGGCGGGTCTTCCCATCGGAAAACATGGCATTGACCGAAATTGGGAACGGAAGAACGATGACAGTCACGCCGCCGCCCTTTCCGATGCCGTGCCAGGCCTTACCGAAAACTGGTAATGAGCCAGGCAATAAGAGCCGACCATCTTCGAATGGCCGCAGAAGGTGATTTTCTGGTCACCGTAAGGCCAGCGGCAATGATGTGGTTCGAGATCAAGCAAACTTAGGTGAAGCGGCTCGATGGCATCGCACTTCATTTCGATGATGGGACGAGGCGGTTGTCGGCGCTTCTTTGATTTCGGCGGCGGCTTGGCGGGGGCGGCAACTCCCATCCGCTTGCCCCGTCCGATCACGGCATTGCGCGAGAACGAAACATTAAACCGATCATTGATTGCCTGAGCGCACTCGCGATAGGTAAGCCCATCAGCGATAAATGCGCGCAAGGCCTCGGACTGCTCGTCCGTCCAGATTACGAAATGCCCCATGTCCCCCAATGCCCCTGTCAGCTAGCCCGAATTTCGTTCTTCAATTGCCGTGTGATGCGGTCCCTAAGCAGCAACTCCAATTCCATCCGCCGGACGCTCCTGGGTTTCTCCTGATCCACCAGCGAGCGCAGGTGAGCTATCTGATGGGGGAGCGCCAGGCGCTTGATCCGCCGGCAGACAAGATGGATAGGAGTGGTCATCGAATTGCCCCCGCAGCTCGCGAACGATTTTAGCGACATCAGGATCGGTCTTGATCAGGCGCTCGATTTTACGAACTGCGTGGATCGCAGTCGCGTGATCTCTCCCGTGGAATCGGCGGCCTATCTCGGTGAGGGAGCGCATGGTTAGCTCCTTGGCCAGATACATCGCGATGTGACGGGGGAAGACCAGCTTCTGAATGCGCCTCTCCGAAAGAAGATCGGCGCGAGAGACGCCAAAGCGCTGACAAACGGCGTCTTGCACGTCCCTAATAGAAAAGACCGGCCCATCCACAATCGAAAACCAGATGGGCTTCGGTGGCGGGAGATCATAGGCGGGTTGTTGCTCAATTTTCGGCGCTGCCTCGGGTTCAGCCGCAGGCGCGACTACTGCAACGTTTCGCTCGGCAAGTTTCCCCGCCCGCTCAGCTACATCCTGGCGAAACCGCCGCCTGCGATCGGCAGTCTGTCTTTGTGTTGGCGTAAGCTCGATACCGTGCATTCTGCCCCTATCCCCTCTTGTTCCGCCTATGTGATGCTGGCGGACGGCCTTACTTGATCGATTCGTTCATTGCAGCTCTGAGTGCGGCGCGAAGCCTGCGCCTATGCTTTTCTTCTTTCGTGCAACGGACGCTGTGGTTGGCAAGCTCGGACATACTCGCGTCCAACATCAGTCGGGTCGGCTCCGATGAGCAGATCACAAGATTATTATCCGCAAGAAACCTACGAAGCTTCTTCGCAGAAATATTCGCGCCGGCCTGCATTAGAAGCCAATCAATGGTGCCATAAGCGTCGGCACCGCCCTGCGCCGTCTGTCGCGCGCCAGCCCAAATCTCTCTTACAAGCTCGCGAATTTTTGCCGGACTATTGACGCCGTGCTTTACACAGGTGCTAACAATCGGCAGCCCGTACTCATGGACAAGCGACCTGAGTTCCACAGGTAGATTATCGGTGGCTTCAAGCGCGCGATGCCGCGAGAGTGATAGAGAGGCCCCGACATGCTGAGCCTGCGCAGCGACGGTCATTTCACTTCCCCCCGAAGGATTTCACGAGCCGCCGCAAGTTGAGCCGCAGCCGATGCCAGCGTGTCATCACGATAGTTAGAACCAGTTTGGCGAGCGACGTGGACTTCATGCTCTAGGCCTTGAATTTCTTGCTGGAGAACCGAAACGAGTTCCGCACGAACCCGCTCCATCAACCAGTTAGGCACAACCTTCGTTCTCAACCGTCGCAGATTTTCGAGGGTGCCTGGTGATACGCCGATACGCCCAGCGATCCTCTTTCGCGCCGCAACCGTTCGGATGCCAAGCCGTCGAGCCTCAGTATCTTCCAAGCGCTTGGCGTATTGATTGACCGTGGAAAGGTCCGACATCGCGTTCATAGGCTTACTCTCAAACTGTCCATCAACGTTGGATGACACTGCAAATCTCCATGTGGTTTGATTTACCCATGGAGAAGAAAACCACGCATACGAACGACAACTTTGATACCTGGCAACCGATCGGCTTGGCGGCGCGGCGGCTACTGGGTGTTCACGAACAACAAAATGAAGGCGGCGAGGGCGATGCCGACGCCGGTAACGCAGACGAACAGCGCGCAGAAGATCACTGTCGCTATGTCGATCAGCGTTTGCGAGAAACGGCCGAATTCGAGCGGCGCGTTTCGGGAATCAAAAAGAGGAAGGTTTGAGCCTTCCAAGTTTGACCACACACGTCGGGAGGGAGCGCGGGTGGCAGACTGATTGAGATCGCGCGGCGTATCAGCGCGTAGTGAGGACCGGCCCGCAGGCGTTGTTGCCCCCGACGATGCGGGTCGGTCGCTTACAATTCCGAAGTTCCTCATTGGAACCATCCCCGTGAAAATACTGAGCAGTTTTCATCAAATGAAAACAACGCATTACACGTAGGAATTGTGTTGTGTTGGATGGCCGGCGCATTGCACAATGTCCCCTTGCTGAGGGGAAAAAATTCATGTGCGAAATGCTGGATTGCGTAGGCGTGCCGGAGTTCTTCGTCACTTCCATAGGGAAAGTAGAACCGGCCGGAGGTGGATGCGTGAGAATCTATTACTGCATCGAACGGGGGAACAACCTGATCCCGCAATATACCGCCGTGATACCCGCGCTCTCGTTGCTCGCCGTTGCCAAGGTCGCTGAACGGGCTGCCCTGGAAGCCTTCAACAGGGAGCAAATGTCCGATGCTCTGGCTCATTGAGCGGGCTCGCCAATGTTCTGATAATCGTCTGCGGTTGAGGCGCCGTTCGTAAACTCTTTGATCTTCTCGATTGTTTCCCAATCTGGGCGCACCAAGCGGCGGCGGATTCTGCTCACGGTAGGACGCGAGCGTTCGATGCCCCTTGCAACATCTTCGTCGGAGAGCCGTCGATCTGCCATGTAGTCAGCTAAATGCACCATGCCTCCTTGTACATGGGGCGCACATCGCAAGTCAAGCGATTTGTGCATCCGGCGTTCTGTACAAGAAAATCCTGCGGTGCATCATATGTACATGGCTAAGAACAGAGTCCAACCGAGGCCCAAGCAGAGGCTTTACGGCCCCCATTTTCTCAGGGAATGGCGGGAATACCGAGAAATGACCCTAGAAGAGGTTGGCGAGGCCGTAGGGCTATCTCATGCCCAGCTCGGCCGTATCGAGCGCCGGCTCCAAAAGTACAACCAAGAGCTTTTGGAGGCCCTCGCAGAGCTATATGGGACGGAACCAGCCAGCCTCATCATGAGAAACCCGAGCCAGCGGGACGCCATGTGGTCGCTTTGGGATCAGGCCAAAGAGGGCCAGCGGCAGGAAATCGAGAAATTCGCACAGTTTGTAGTAAAATCGAGGACGGGGACATGAAATGCGTGCTATAACAGCCTTGATTTTAGTTGTTCCACTGGCCGGTTGCGCCGTGGCCGCCAAAATGGAAGCCAGAACGGATTACCAGGCCTCGGCGGAACAATACAAAGCGTGCCTTGGCGCCAATCCGGCCAGCCCGCAGAACTGCGATAGCCTCCGGCTTGCAATGGAGGTGGACGAACGAAAGTACAATAATCTCTCGGCCGGCACGAATCCCGGAAGTCAGACTAGCGCCAACGTCACGGTCCTGAGCCGATAAGGCCAAAAACCCCGCAAATTCAGCGGGTTTTTATTTGCCAAAATTATTTGTACATCACGCACACATTTCTCTTGACTACACTGTGCATCCCATGTACACCTATCCCCATCGAGACCGGCACTCAGGGGATACGCAGATGGCCCAAACCCCCGCTCAGAATATCACCCACTCTTATTTTGTCGTGATGATCGACTACGGCCACGGTCGTGGATTTGAGGCGGTTGTCGATCCGGAAGTTACCCGCAACGGCGTGATCGATCTCATCCAGACACGCGAATACGACCCCGAGCGGATCGCCTTCATCCATTACGTGGATGGCCTCGAAATCTCAGACGTAACGGAAGAACTGCTTGCCGAAGTCGGCGCGATGGAGGCGGCGTGATGAACCCGCTTGAGTCACAGATTGAAGCCGTGCGCATCGCGATGGAAAACGACATGGGAGAACCACAGACCCCGCGCGAGATCGCCGAGCACAAGGTTGCAATGGCGGTTAGCGATGCATGGTTGGCCACGGCAGAACTTGTAAAGCTTCGCAACGATCCAATTGCCCGCGAATTTTTCGGTCCCCGGATTGAAGGAGATTTGTGGTCAATCTGGACCCGGGTGGCGACGATCATTGACGAATTGCGCGCCGAGCACGGCGAACGCCCGCTTCCCCGTCCACTCCTCCGGGTGGTGCGAAATGCAAGTTGATCCGTTAATCGTCCGCCGCCAGATCGAAAACCTCAAACTGGTTCATCCTGAGCTTTTGGAAGACGACGAAGCATGGATCGCCACGCTCGAAAGCGAAACCAGCTTTGACGATTTGCTTACGAACATTGTGCGGCGGATTGAAGACACCAAGGCCATGGTCATCGGCACCAAGGACCGCTTCGAGGAATTGAAATCCAGAAAGGACCGTTTCGAGCATCGCGTGGAAACACTGCGCAGCCTGCTTTTCAAGATGATGGAAGCCGCCGAACTCAACAGCCGGGAGCTTCCCGAGGCGACCATATCCATTCGCAAGGGGCAGCCTCAACTCATTGGCGATGCCGATCCAGAAGCCCTGCTACCCGAATTCCGAAAGGTAAGCGTCACCACGGATAAGACTGCCATCAAAGACGCACTCAAGGCTGGGCGGACGGTCCCAGGATTTCAACTGTCGAACTCACAACCAACCCTCTCAATCAGGATCAGATGAAATGAAAATGTCAGAAGAATTTCCCAGCAAATTTCTCAAGGCCGGAGACCTCCAAGGCCGAGAAGTGCGTGTGACCATGCAAAGCGTCGAACGCGAAAAGATCGGTGAAGATACCAAGCCAGTCCTTTACTTCAAGGGCAAGGATAAGGGCGTGGTTCTGAACAAGACCAACGCATCCACGATTGCCGACGCTTACGGCGACGACACCGAAGATTGGTTCGACCAACCGCTGATCTTGTTTTCGGTCATGGTCGACTTCCAGGGCAAGGTTGCGCCGGCCATTCGGGTGCGCGTCCCGACAGCCAAGGATAACCGAGCTGCAAAGCAGGACCCGATTTCGAGCGGATTGCCGCAACGGGCGCCCGGCGGGATTTCAGACAATGCCTCCGAACTCTCGGATGAAGTGCCCTTTTGAGCGACAACCGACCCTGGAGTGAGCAGTACAGGCTAGTAGCCAAGGCGTGGGTTGACGCCGAGGCCGCCGCCTCTCTGCTCGAAGATACCAAGAGTGCCGTCTTGGCGGAAAAGATGGCCGCTCTTGGAGAAATGCCGGTGTCGAAGGCGGAAATGACCGTCAAGGCGTCGAAGGAATGGCACGACAATTTGCGGACAATTTCAATGTCGAGACAGACCGCCAATCGCCTCAAGGTTCAAATGGAATACATCCGCATGAAATTCATGGAATGGCAGAGCGAGAACGCCACCAAGCGAGCGGAGATGCGGCTATGACCCGCACTATTCCCGAATGGATCGGCGCGAACGACAACTCGCCCATACCGCCCCGCGTGAAGCTCCGCGTATTCACAAAGGCAAAGGAGTGCTGCCAGCATTGCGAGCGTCGGATCTGCGGCAAGCTAACGGCCGAATACGATCACATCACGGCGCTCATCAACGGCGGCGGTAACCGGGAAAGCAATATCCAGCTTCTTTGTGTCGAGTGTCATGGACAAAAGACCAAGGCGGACGTTGCGGAGAAGTCAACGATCTACCGCAAGCGAATGAAACATCTCGGCCTTAAGCCCAAGGGCAGACCGATGCCAGGCTCTAAGGCGAGCGGCCTCAAGAAGCTGATGAATGGGCAAGTAGTGCCTCGGTGATGAACGGAGAACGGGCATGACATTCGGACAATGGTGCGCCGGCAAACGGGTCGACCCTCATTCGAGGCTATCGTTCGAGGCTGTCTGGGATGCGCTGATTAGTGGCGGAAAGTCGCCGAGAGAATGCGGGGCGCTGTTGGACGATGTTTTTGAATGCGTTGCAGATCTCGCCAGAGATTTAGCCGAGGAAATGGCCGATGACGCTTTTTAAGGATTCAATCTCAGAACATCTTACGTCTGCGCCGGCGGATAGCCTCGCTCGATCCTCTTTCCCTGGCATGGCGCATTTTGCGGGGACAGGGCCTCACGGGAAAACGTGCCGCGAATGTCTCTTCTGGAACCATGGTCCGCACGATTATCGCGCGAAGGGCGGGAAATATCGTGGACTAATCGAGCCCGCAACCTGCGGGAAATACCGATCGATCACGCTGAATGTCGGGGCAAAAATTCCTGACGATGCGGCGGCTTGCAAATACTTCGACCAGAACTCGGCGCCGCCGGAAAGGTTCTCGAAGTCATGACACCCAACATTCAGCCAGTCATCGGGGAGGCGAAATGAGCTATAGCGCAGCACTTGCAAAGCTAGTCGATCAAATCGACCGCACAAATCCGGTTGACGACCACGGCCACGATTTCAAAATGAACAAGGCATTCTTGGACGCCAAGGCCCTCTTAGACGGGCCTCGCGATTACCGGGTTTGCTACCACCACATCAGCAATCCGACCAACCGCACGGCATATCCGAAGCAAGAGCCGCTGCTCACCTATGCGGAAGCCGAAAAGGAAGTGGCTGAGCAAAGGGCCAAGGGTTGGGCAGTCGCATGGATTATCGGGCGCGACGGACTTGGTGCGCATCCCGCGCAATCTCAACATGTCTCCGGGCGGCCGGAATGATCGCCGCGCTATATGTTTCGCCAAAGGGCAGCTACATGAACGTGCCTGGCGTCGACCCGTGGCCAGAGGAACGGGATGCCCGGCTCTACCGAGGCCCCTATCCGGTCGTGGCCCACCCACCTTGCCAGCGCTGGGGCAAGTTCTGGGCCGGCCAGCCACTGTTCATCAAGCAGACCGGCATTCGCAAGATCAAGGGTGACGACGGCGGCTGCTTTGAACGCGCCCTGTGGTCTGCGCGACTGTACGGCGGCGTTTTGGAACATCCTTGCGACAGCCACGCATGGGCGCACTTCGGGCTGAATAAGCCGCCGCGCGCGGGCGGCTGGATCAAGGCTGACAATCTCGGCGGCTGGACGTGCTGCGTTGAGCAGGGCCGATACGGCCACTATGCGCGCAAGCCGACGTGGCTGCTCGTCTACCACTGTGACCTGCCCGAACTGAATTGGGGAGTCAGCGAAGCGAAGCTAGATCCAGCCATCGTTGCGCGAATGGGGTACAAACGCGCCCAGCGTCTTGGCGAAGTCGGCGGACGTGGAGGCGGCAAGGACAGCGCACCCAGGATCGGCACGCCCATCCCGTTTCGCGAACTTCTTCTGTCAATCGCGCGCACCGCTGCGCCCGCTTACGCGGAGGCCGCAGAATGACCTCCCAACATACTCAACATCAGCGCGAGGGCCAGTCATGACCGAAGCAACCAGGTTGGCGGAACGCGCTGATAAGTGCGCGAAGTATGGTTTCGACAGCGTGGAAATGGTCGAAGTTAAGTGGGCTCTTTGGGATGAAATTATCGCAGCCCTCCGCGCCATGCCGCAAGAGCGGCCGTCAGACGCCTACGCCGGCCCCGTCGTAACGCACGATATGATGGCGTGGTATCCACCGAGCAAAGCCCTCGAAAGCCTCGCCCCCTCACCTGCCTCCGCACGGGAGGAGAAGCGCGAGTTCATCGGCGTTATGAACGCGATTCTCCTGGTCGAAAACGGTTGCAATGATGAAGCCGCCAAACGGTTCGCTGACACGTTCGCAGAAAAGTGTTCCGAAAACGCCAAGCTGATCGCCCGCGTGGCCAAGCTGGAGAAGGCGCTGGAGCACATCACTGAATTGCTTGTTGATACATGGCGACATCCCATGGCCGGCGATCCTGAGAACGAAATCGCAGTCATGAATGCCCGCGCCGCCCTCGCCCCATCAGCCCAAGAGGGGGAGACGGTAGCCGTTCCAAAAGCCGCGCTCGAATGGTTGTTCGGCAGCCAGCCCGACGCTGACGGCAAGTGGTTTGGCGAGTGTCGCGAAGCCATATCCGCGATGGAAGCGAAGTTCCCCAGGCGCTTTTGGTGGCGGTCGAAATTCCGGTCGATGATCCCCGCGCTCTCGCGCCCAGAACGTGGGAGCGGCCTTGCCGGCAACATCAACAAATGCCCGTCGTGCCAACGCATGTTCGTTGACGGCGAGACCTGCTCCCGAGGCGGTTGTCCGATGGGAGGTGATTTCTGATGAGCGTCATGGATATGGACGCACTGGCGGTCGCCTTCCGAAGTCACACCGAAGGGCGCGACAGATTCACGCGCCGGATGGCTATCGTGCTGTCGGATATGGATGGCAGCACGCCAAAACAGCTCATCTTGCGCTGCGAGCGGCTTGGCCTCCTACGGTGTGGCTCATGGGACTGGTTTGCTGCGAACGGCGGCATAACAAAGGAACATATTCAGGAGGTTCGAGGGACTGAGCCCGCCCCGCGATCTGATCGTGTCACCAGCGAGGGGGAACCGTGAGCGCACGAGATTGGTCGATGCTGCCATGGTCCGAAATGACATGGGGCGAGCGGACACGGGCGGCGATCTGCTGGGTAGTTGCCTCAGCAGTCGGGCTGGCGATGTTTGCCGGCATTCTGCTCGTTGTCGGCGAAAGTCTTGACGGCGTTGCCCGCTACAAATCTGGGCATGATCGCTGCTTACAGCGGGCGACAAACGGGCTGGAGATTAAGCAATGCCACTAGATCGTCGGAGTGCGCAGCCATGAAAAATGGAATCAAATTCTTTACCCGGACCAACGATCGGCATTGGTGGAATATCGCCTCCTACCATGACCCGAAATCGATCACGTGGTCGTGGTTGCTGGCTTTCGGGACGCGAAAGCCAGACGAGCGCTTCAATTGGTATTTCTTCCACTCAAGCCGCACCTACGAAGGGCTCCTCAGGTGGAACCTTTGCCTGCTGGGATGTCGACTTAGCTGGCAAACCCAACGGAAGATGCCATGGAAGCGCTCTCCCCAGGAGAACGGGCAATGATAGTTTGTTCGTCGCCAGGATGCCAAACGACGGCCGGCTGCGTCTGCAACCGCATTAGTCGTCCCGTTTTCAAGTCGCTGTCCGATTTCACGGACGAAGAAATCGCCCGCGAGTATTACTGGCGAGCACAGAAAAAACTCGGCGACCCCATGATTGGCGTCAGCGTTCCTGTGTCCTCACCGGGGAGTGATGCCAATGGGTGAGCTGACAAGGGAACTGGTCGATATGCTCAAGGAGTGGCTGGAATTTGCCGAGGACAAATTCAGCGAGTTCGACGTTGAGGGGGACGATTGCGAGAACGACGGGACGCTCTGTTCGCAATGTCAAAGTAACGGATGCATCCAGCGCAAAATCAGGCTGACCCGCGCTCTTGTGGGAACACCATGCACCGAGCAACCGAAATGATGTTTCTTACCGCACAAGCGAAAGCTCTGGGAGTTGGTCTCATTGTTTTGACCGCATGGTCCGCACTGGATTGGCTTTCGGCTAGGCATGGGTGGCCGGTTAGTCAGGACCGGAATTATTGGGATACTTTTTTTGGAGCCGTGGCGGGAGCAAGTTTTGTCTACTGCACGATGCCTCCGGCGGACCGGGGGAGCACATGAGCCTATCCGCCTTCATCGGTGCAAAGCTATTTTATCTTGGTCTTCGGATGCAGCCGCTCCGAATCCGGCGAGCCATCAGCTTGATATTGCATGTTGGGATGAAATGGTCCGAGAAGAACGATGATTTCCTGGCCCGCATCATGAATGGCGAGCATCTTGAGCTTGGAATGGATTTCACCACTCGGGAAATTGACCCCTCCCAGCATCCTTCGCAGGACGGGGGTGTGAACAAATGAAAATATTTTCAACACCAAACCCCTATTGGAATCGCTCGCATCAGTCAGTCATCAGCGAAAAAAATGGCGTCGTAGGGCGGCATAGAGCGTCGGCGCCCAATTTCGATAATTGGCTCAGTTCAGGTAGAATATCGGAATGATTGTACTCCAAACCATCACACCGGCAGAACTGGCAAAGCAACTGGGCTGGGCCGAAAAGCGTGTGCGAAGCCTTGCCAAGAGGCTTGGAGCTTGCCGCGTTTTAGGCAATCGTATGGTTTTCCTGCCCGAGGACGTGACGGCGATTATGGAGGCTACCAAGCCATGCCCATCAAGATCTATCGACGTTCGGGAAGCCTTGTCTGGCACTACCGGGGGACGCTTGCCGGATGTCGCCTCCGAGGATCTACTGGCACATCTGACAAGGAAGCCGCCTCGCGTCTTGCGTCCCAGGTTGAAAACGAGTTCTACAAACGTCGTCTCGATGGGCCGAGCGAAGTCCTAACCTTTCCGAAGGCAGTGGCGCTTTACCTGGCAGCCGGAAAATCCGAACGGTTCATTGCCAAGCTGGTCAAGTATTGGGGCGATGCGAAGGTGAAAGACATCAACGCTGGGGCGATCAGGCAGGCCGCGATAGAGATTTATCCGAACTGCACCGGGGCTTCGCGGAATCGACAAGTGATTGTGCCGATGCAGGCGATCATCAACCATTGCGCGGAAATGGCGCTTTGTCCCCATTTGAAAATGAAACGGTTCAAGGTCGAGTCGAAGATCAAAAAACCGGTGACGCTGGAATGGATTGAGGCGTTCCGAACGCACGCGACACGGCCCGATATTGGCGCGCTAGCCGTTTTCATGTTCGCGACCGGCGCCAGAATTTCGGAGGCCCTGGCGCTGCAATGGGACGATTTGAACTTCAAGGACAAGACGGCGCTGATCAAACAAACAAAGATAGGAAACGAGCGGAAGGCGCATTTGCCGATGGACCTGATGGTCATGCTGGCGAACCTTCCCCGGAGGGCCAAGCCGTTCGCCTTCGCTGGCGCATCGAGCGCTTTAAAGGCCTGGCAGACCACTATCAAGCGCGCCGGTATCGAGCCTCTGACATTCCATTGCTGCCGCCATGGCTTCGCCACAGGGCTCCTGAGGCGCGGCGTTGATGTGGTGACGGTCGCCAAGCTGGGCGGTTGGAAATCGCCCCAACACGTCTTCCAAACCTATGGTCATCCGCGAGATGACAGGACGTTGACCGACCGGCTTTTTGACACGGGAATTGACACAGCGGAAGATCAACCCAAGACAAATCAAATCGTTAGCTGATGTTTGATTGGCCCATATAGGGGAATGCACTATGAACGCAACAGAAGAAAAAGCTAAGCAATTCAATGGTTCTGGCTTAAGAGCCTCGTCAGTTTCGGACGATCTTGGCGAGATCGGAACAGGAACAGACTCGAAAAGTGGCACGCCACTGACACAGCCATGTTCCGCAGATGTTCACGGGTACGTCTACTTCATGCGCTCCGGCGACGCCATCAAGATAGGCTTCTCGATTCAGCCCCTAAAGCGGATCGAGGAATTGCAGATCGGCAACCCCGAAGAACTAGAGCTACTTGGAACTTTTAAGGGGACGATCCGGGATGAGAGAAGCCTTCACGACGACTTCTCCCATCTTGAGATTCGCAGGGAGTGGTTCAGGGCAGAGCAGGAACTTCTTGAATTTATCGAGGAGGTTTCCGGTCGTTTTATTGAGCGAGATTTGCGCCCTCGCGTCGCCCCGGCGACGATGGCCACGATAAACGACCTTCTCAAGCACCGTAGGGCGGTTGGTCCTGACACCGCGCTTGGACATAGGTTTTCCAATTTGGCCGAACAAGTCAGACAACTTGAGTATGCAGAAGGTGAGCAGCGTCAAGGGCTGTTAAAAAACATGGCCGTTCAGATCGCGGATATCGAACGGCTCGGATCGGCAATTTAAGGCCGCTTATGGCCGCAGGAGGATGACGATGAGCGAAGAGTTGGACGAACTCAAAACCATCACCAGAGAAGAGGCCATTCAGGAGCTCAGGGATCTCCAAGTCGGCGGGGATATCGAGAGCGAGCACTGGCAGGCCGACGAGGTTCTCTGTCGCGTCCTGAAGTCGCTCGGGGAGACCGAGATCGTAGAGGAATGGCTCAAGGTCGAAAAGTGGTACGCCTGAGCGCTATCAGCAATGACAATGCAGAACACCATGCAGGGCATGGCAAAGTGACGAATGGAGACCGTGGTGAGCCCTGATAAAGAGGCACTTCGATGCCTAAGGTTCCTAGCAAAAACGCCTGCTCAACTCGAGTGGCCATGCCGAAACAGTGCGATCCATTGGCTGATCGACCACGGCTATGCTCAGAAGGTGCGGGCTTTCCAATCGGCTTGGAATAACCGACTGCATGACTGCGCAGAGATCGCAATAACGTATAAGGGCCGCGAGGCCCTCCAACCGACACCGGGAGCGTGACGTGAGCGACTATCAAACACGCTGTAAGAAGGCTTTGGAGCTGTATCGATCCGGCGTCCCGTCTGTGCTGATTGCTGAGAGATTTGGAATACAGCGGCCTTCAGTAAATCGAATGCTGGCGGACGCGCAAGCATTGGAAAAAGAGTATTCCAAAGCCGCTGATGAATTTCACTCCTGACCGAACATCGAGGATGAGATGACGCCAGAGGATAGGCTATATTGTCACCGCCTCATGGAGGCTACTGACGAGTTTCTATCGCGCCTTGAACCTAGCTCGATTAAGGGCGCGATAAATTGGGCCGATCTGCAATGTGTCCAGGTTGAGCGCGTCGAGACGTTCGACGAGACCGATCGCGTTGAAGCTGCGTACCGGGTCATTATTGAGGAAGCCTCGCCAGATTCCTACCAGCTAGCCGCCGCCGTCTCCAATGCCTTGGCCGGGGCTGGATTCACGAGGGTTGAAGTCCACTGCGAGTGGTGAGCACTCTTGAGCAGACACGGAAAGATCATATGGAAGCGCTTGTAGCCGGCCTGGTGTTTCTCTCGGTCGTCGTGTTGGTCCTTGCCGGCGATCAAATCTTTATCTTAATGGCTCTACGAGAGATCAGGAAAATGGCCGCCACGATACCTGAAAAGAACCGGGAACAGTGGCTGAACGAAGCTCTAAACTCGATGGGCGACGCCAAGGCAAAACGGTCATAAACAGGATGCATTCATGAGTAATTTTATTAGCGATGGCGACCCGTCAGACCCTTACGCCTTTGTGCAGTGGAAGGGTACTGACGTTTGCATGGACTTCCATTGCGAGTGCGGCGCGCATTGCCATTTTGACGGCTACTTCGCCTATGCCGTCAAATGCCCGCACTGCGCGACGATATGGGAGATGCCGTGCATCATAAAGCCCCGCAAGGCCAACGGGAATACCTATCCCGGCCACGTTAAAATGGCGCAGAATATGGAGCCAGACGAGGACTATTCGCACGAAGTAACCGGGGCGGACGGCGTCACTCGCGACGTGCCGCACCCCGTGCCTCGATCCTAAGCGAGGAACATTCATGAGCCTTTTGGAAGAACTTCGAAATCGTGTGCGTTCCACCAATCACCGCCCGGAAGTGCTAACAATCCGAGACGATCAATTCGGCCAATTAGCCGAGGAACTCAACGCCACGCGGATGAACCCCTTCTCCGATATTGGGAAGGTAACAGCGGCCAGCCTGCGAGAAAATGGTTGCTGGGTGTTTGGGATTCCGGTTCGGGCCACCGTTCCTGGCCAATAACAGATGCCCCGAGATCCCTACATCCGAGAGAAATTCACCCGCGAGCATAAGGCAGCGCGGCAGTTGATCCGCGACTACCGGATCAAATATCCCCCGGAACAATATGAGACGGAGATCGAAAGCTGGCGGGAGGTTCAATGCGAGAACTACGAGTTCACGATGAAGAGGCTGAGGGAGCCGAAATGAACCTCGTCTGGGTGTATTACGATACCAACAAGCAGATGGGAGATGAGGGCCATCTTATGATCTTTGCCTCTGGCGAGGCCGCCGATGAATGGCTGGCTATTCACGACCCGGAAGGGGTTGTTTGGAGCTATCCTGTTGTCGATAGGATTAGCGTCGATTAGCTGCAATCTCTCCGGCGCAGGCGATGTATCCGATACCGTCGATCGCGTCATCATCGTTCTGTGAGCCTGAATGAGTTCGGGCAATTTTCATCATTGCCATCATATACCCGACATCTACGCCTGTTAGCTCTGCGCCTTGCTTGGCGGCAATATGAGCGTTCCAGTACCTGGCGATATTCTCAAAGTTAGTATGCTTATCGCCGTGCGTGGCGGCTCGGTCACCACCTACCAATTCGCCTGCCCTCGCTATGAGGTCGGTAGCCTTCATTCGTCACCGTCTTTCGCAAATCAACAGTAGCACATTAACGCCAGAAATGCTATGTTTTATTGGGTTTTTGGAGGGTTATCATGTATCCGACTCGCGATCAGATAGCTTCCGCCAGGAAGACTATGAAAGAGGCTTTCGAGAAATTGAGCCGCGAAGGAACGGGGATATTTCAGCCGACTATCACGCCGATAAATGCTTCACCCAATAAACCGAACTCGGAAACGCCCACGGCCATTGAGGCTCAAACATCCAATAGCCAGCCGCGATGAAGTTATTAGCTGATGGGACATTCTCTGTCGTATCGCTCACGATCTTCTGAGCGCCCAACCTATAGGCCTTCGCTTCTAACGCACGCATGAGCCGCCGTTGCAATCCATGCCCTCTGTGCGCCCTTAGAACCCCTACACGATGGAAGTAATAGGCGTTGCGGCAATGCGTTGATTCCACCATGCCGGCGAAGGCGACGGGCTCTTGATCCTCCCATGCCATCCACCAATGGCCTATTTCCGGATTGGCGAATATCGAGGGATCGAAGAACGTCAGAGTATGCAGGGTAGAGAGGTGGTCCGCTATTTCGTCATCCGAGCCGTCAACTTCCCTGATCCGGTACATCAGTATTCAGCCCCCATCGTCTCCTTCAACGAAAGGAGCGCGGTTATACATCGCCTTTTCCAAGGCCCTTTGAAATTGCTTATGGGTTATGCCGCACTCATGCGCGATCTTCCTCGCGAGCTGCGATATCGTGTAGGTTCCGCCCTGATACTCGACAATCCGGTTGTTGGATTTGTTGGCGCCCTGCTCTAACGGAGTCGCCCATCGAAGATTCCCGGGGAAATAGCCTTGGGAATTATCGATGCGATCAAGGGTATATCCATCGCCTGGCGGCTGGCCTACGTGGGCCACGAATGCTGCGGGATCGTTTATCCAATCCTCAAACATCGTAATGCCAGCCCCGCCATACTTAGGGTACGATGGGTTGCTGACCTCAAAACACCGACGCTTGACGCTGCACCAGGTCTTATAGGCGGGACTGTTGCTAAGCCCATGCGTAGTGTTGCGAGTCGTCGCCACAGTGTGGCTGAGACACCCGCAACTTTTTGTGTTTAATCGCTTGAGATTCGCCGTAAGTACTTTCGACGTTTTCCCGCAATCACATTGACAGAGCCATCGCGAATTCCCGGTCCATCCCAAAACTACCAGTTTTGAGAAACGTTGCCCGGTCAAGTCTTGGCGCGGGGGACGCGCCCTAGTAATGGTATATTTAGCCATGCTGGCCTCCGACAAGGTTGGCTTGGTCAGAAGCGGCGCACTGTTTCCAGCGGTGCGCTGCTTCGCTCAACACTTTATCAAAGAACCTCTAAATTCCACAGTGTTTTCATCGAAAACATGCACAACTTCCGGCCATAGCAACTGGCCTTTATGGAAGGTGAGCACTCCGAATCCACTCCTATGGTTTTTCGGATTGTCTTCAGAATAATTGACGAATTGATCCCCATTGGGGTCCGCCAAACACCCGCAATCAACGCCCCATCGTGGGCGGTTGTTGTAGTCGGAATAGGGGGTGACCTTCAGACTATGAAGGTGATTGGTAACGACGGTTTTCCCCGCAGCAATAACGTTGTTATGGGTAGCGTGCGTGCCGCCACGTAAGCGATGCTTCGTAACGACCTCGCCGTTGATCCAGGTGGCCCATGCCGGTTTCCATACGGGAAAATTATCCTTTAGATGGAATCCTTTGACTTTGCGGAATTGAGGCGCGACGGACGCCAGCCGGGTTTCATATCGCAGATCGTGATTTCCCAAATTCCACGTGAGCGTGCAATTCTTGGGCGAGGCTTGCTCTATCTCTCCCAATCTCTCCTGCACGGCCTCTAATTCTTCTGCAACAGAGGGGTTGTTCTCCCATCCTATGTCAGGGAAACGGCTTATGGTTGGCCCATCAAAAGCGTCTCCGTTGTAAATAACCGCCTTTGGTTTCATCTCCTTGGCAAATTTGACGAACGCACGGTGCGCGGTCGCCGCCTTGCCGGGCCAGTAATGACCATCGCCACCAACCAAAACAACACCATCCGGAATATCAAGTTCAATGCGAGCCGGATTATGGGAGGCATGAGCCGCTTTGGTGGGGGCCGAGATCGGGAAGAACCGAGAGAGGCTGGCGCGTCTGGCATAGACGCCCCGCTCTTGAGTGCCAAGGATTCGGGCGGTTTCAGATGCCCCGTGGGTAGTGAACAGCCTGATAAACTCTTCGTCGGAACATTTTTTATTCTGCCCGCCGTGCGCCATCTATCCTCCAGTTACCCGCAAGCATTTGCGGTGTGATGCGATTGTCTTTTCAGATACGCCCTTTGACCTTGCCCATTGCTCGACGGCGGCCTCGCCGTATTGAGCGACGGCTTTGCGGACCATCCAGCAGGGATAGGCATGGGCTGGAGAGGCCGACAGGACCGACAGGCAGAAAATGGCGGTCTTCATTTCGGAGGCGCACCGGAGCGCTCAAGAACCCGGTCCAGCCGGTCACCAAGGCGCTCGATTGCCTGCGTGAGCCGATCTTCGACTTCCCGCATGACCTCTCGATGGATGTACTCCCGCGCGATCTGCTCACGGTACAAAGCAAAGGAAGCCGATAGCAAAGTGGCCTTTGCGTTAGCCTCTTTTGCGTCGTCTTTGGCTTCCACTGATATAATCTCGGCCTTTGCCAGCCGTGCTGATAGCGTCATCCAAAAGCCGAGAATAGCCAGGCCCGGAACGATGAGGGCAGCCGCGAAGGTTGCCCATTGCGGCACTTCCATCATTTATTTTTCACCGTCGCGCTGATCTTCTCGGCCGTTCGCATAGTCCCAAGGCCAAGCATACCTGTCAGGATACCGATCAGCGTATTGGCGTCCGCCGATGGCCATCCGACGACGGGCGCAATGACCGAGGAGTAGCCAAGCCCGACAACGCAAATCCAGCCACAGCACGGCCGCCAGCCGGAGACGAATATGTTCTCGTTGGTGGCTTCTGCGGTATTGGTGGCCGATTGGGCGGCGGCTACTTGGGCAGCAAAGTCTTGGAGCTTGTTAGCTGCTGCCGCGCGCTGTTCGGCGTTTGGAAACATCTTGAGGATTTCGCTGGCGAGGTCCGCAACAGGTCCAATGCCCGTTATGTCAAAGAGACCCATGGCTCAGATTTTCTTTGCGGCAGCGGCGATCGCATCAGCCTTGGCGTGGAGCTTGGCCGAAAGAGCATTGGCGCCGATCACGAGGCCCTGAATCTGGTCCTTGAAAAACCAGACGACGGCAGCGCCCGAACCAAAGCCGAGAACGCCAGAGATGATCCAGATGGTCATAATTATTTCCTTTTGAAGATGGAGAGGATGAACGCGAGGAACGCAGCCAGGCCGGGAACCGGCTTTGGCTCTACAGGTGGAACGTCGATAGGTTTGGGGTTGGGTAGAATGACGACGGGAGGTCGGCCGAACGAAATGCTTGAATCCAACGCCATCATGGCCTTGAGCAAGCCGGCACAACCCAATTGCTGATCCACGGCAGAAGGGTCATAAACGCCGTCTCGAACATATTTCCCGGAGACGTACTGATCCGTGCCGCTCCAAAGATATGGAGAGGGCCGGCCCTTGGAGGCGTAGCCAAGGCCGTTGTATTGCTCGAGCAAGGTCAGCGTTCCGCCAATGGTCCAATCCGTGTTCTTGGCGGCGAAGGGTGGGCAGTTTACGAGGGCATCGACCGCGGCCTCGTCCCACGATTTGAACGGTCCCCTTCCCGCCGGCACGTGCCAAGACACGCTTTTCCACGGATCGCCTTGGGCGATATTGGCGGTCCAGCTTTGGGATGCCTCGCGCTCATGAATGACCGCAATCACGGCCCATGGAACGCCGGTCTTTGATGAAACGGCCTGATAACGGGCCTTAGCTTCCGGGGCGACCAGATGCTTGGCTATGGACGTAAACGCACCTGCCCGGGTGAGCTTGCAATTTAGCCAACGCGCCGCATTCGCCTGATTAAGCGCTAGGAGATCGGTCATTGATTTTCCGAAGTTTAGGGGTGCCCGCATCCCCAGAGGATGGGATGGAGTACGAGCGCTCAATGGCTAAAGTGCCAACCGGCCCACAAGATCACTGCCCACATGAGCAGGCTGATAGGCGTGGCGATAAGACAGCCCCGGAAGAAATTCATTGGACCCTAGCCGACCAACGTATCGCCGTTGCCGGCAGCGGCGAGCGCCTGCCTCAGAGTCATCACGTCCCACTGAGACGGGTTTGTTACCTTCGCCTCTTGGAGCGCTGCGGTGAGTGCGGCAATCCGGTTAGAGGCGCCGGCATCCGTTAGGTCGGTATTCGGATGGCAGGCGATGCAAATCACGCCTTTGTTGGTGCGAACACGATCGAGCAGGAGTTGAAGCTGACTTTGCGTGTTGGCGCCGCCGGATTCCGAATTGAGGTTGAACGAGAGGATGTTATAGGGATCGCCAAACGGGAATGTCTCGTCGAAAGGAAACGGCGGGTTGATCCCCGCATTCCAGTTCTGGAAACGCATCAGGGTTCTGAAGCCACGCTTCCAGTTCGGCCACATCAGCATGTCGTCCACACCGACGCTTGAAAACGTGGTGGGATCATAACTGTCCCGGCGCTTCCCGAATGTACCCGCGAGCGTGCGGCAGCTTGCTAGTTCTGCATCACGCTGGGCGTCGGTCATGGCGTCGATAACTGCAAAGTCTTCTGTCGTGTAAGACTGCGTCATGAACTGCCAATTGGCATCTAGCATCGCCTGTACTTGGGCTGTCGTGATATGCAGGCCGCCGTTGATCGCATGAGAGGCATCGCCAATAGCCAACATGCCTGGCACGCCATACGAGTCGAGTAGCGGCTTCAGAACGCTTTGAGTGGCGTCCCCGCCGTCGTCGGCTCGGATCATCATCAGCGCCTTGGAGCGCGGATTGGCGTAATGCCTGATAGAGCCAACCTGGGCGATGGTGCCGTTGCTGGCGCGTGCAAGGATGGTCGCGAACTTGATTTGGGTCAGGTCCGCCCCCGTCCCGCCTCCTATCGTCGCCGCCCCGACGTTGAAACCGACCGATTGCCAGCGACCGTTTGAGCCAGCTTTGCTTGTTGCCATCGTATTGACGAAGGTCGCGGACCCGACCTGGTGGTAGTTCGTGCTGGGCGAAGCTGGCGTACCCGCCGAATAAAGTCGAAGGTTGAAGGTGGTAAGCGGCGAACTCGTAGGCTTGATGGCCGTGCCCGGCTTGAATGCCCACTGGATCATGCCGCCAGTGACATCAACAAACATAAACAAAATC